TTAATTTGTGAATGTTCCTTTTATTCCTCCTCTTGGTTTAGGTAGACAGTTATCAAGTACCCAGCGTTCATGCCAGCCCACACAAGGCCAGCGTTGAACAGCCAGCCCTCCCTGCCCCAGCAGGTGAACAGAAAGATAGTGGCGAGTACGGCGATGCCGATGTCGGCGATGACTTGGGATTTGCTTGTGGTGTAGTTCATTTGCCCTCCTCCCATGCAAGCGCGCCGTTGCCGCCTGAGTAGTTGCCGAAGTCATAGTTGGTCATCACCAGCGTCTCGATGGTGTACTTGTCCATGTCGGCGCGCCCTTGCAGGTACTTGCCTAGCGGGATAGACCCGTTGATGTGACGCGATAGGTCAGAGAACACAATCTCCTCCTCGCGTACCTCGGCCACCATGCGTTGGCCGTCATCGGCGTACATGCGTTTGGTATTCCATTGGTGTTTCATACTTGCTCTCCTTCTATGGTTACGTAGTCAGGCGCATCTTGGCGCTCAAGGATTTCAATGCGCAGGCCCACCGCCCGCAGCTTTGCCGCTAGTGAGTCAACCACCTCCTTGAACTCCTCGTCCGACATGAAGTCGTCGTTGTTGTTAAGCGTGGCAAGCACGGCGAAGTCGCCGTCCTCTCGGTGGTATCCGATTGATACTGTTCTCATTTGCTTTCTCCTTGGGTTAGTTGGTCGATGTGGTATTGGCGGTAGAACTTGCAGAACAAGTCGTCAAACGCCGTGAGTAGGCGCTCTCTGTTGGTCGTGTCTGCTACGTAGAACGCTCGGGCTATGTGCCCTGCGAAGCTGCCGCCCTCGCTCTCCATCAGTCGTGCGGCGGCAAGCGCCATGTCGAAATCCAAGTCCATTGCTTTCATACGTTTCTCCCTGCGATGCTGGCGAGTGTTTCCTCGGCGCAGACTTGCCACGCCTCTTGCGATACGAACGAGTTCTGAGGCCACGCTTCCTTGTCCTTCAGAATCTGCTGGCTGTACTGGTACAGCGCCTCGATAACGAAGGCCTGCTTGAGCGCACCTGCTGCGCTGTACTCCATGATGTGACGCACCAACTGGACGTTGGTCTTGGGTTTAGTTTGTTTCATTTGCTTTCTCCTTTGGTTAGATTGATTCGACGTTGAACATGCGGGCTGACTGGTCGTCGTAGTGCTCAACGAAAGCACACACGCAGGCCTTGCGCCAATTCCAGCGTTGCATGTCGCCCATGTCCATGTCCTTGGACACGCCGCCGCTATACGGCAGGCGGCGCTCGATTTTGCGCATTGCACCGCGCTCGGTTGTCGCGCTTACTTTGAACCGATGCGCCCAGCAGTAGTTAGCCTCGCCACCAAACGTGTCGGTGACTTCCACGAAATAAAGTTTCTTCATTTGCTTTCTCCTAGTTTCAGGTGCGGCCTGAGACGGCAGGCCGCGAACCGCTGGTGGGACACGTGTCCCACTCAAATGCTTGTAAGCCACTTCTGCAATGCGCGGATGGCTACGTCAGGCGCTGCATCCCCACGCACACCCAAATCACGCTCGCTGAAGCACGTAGTACCGCCCCACTCAGGGCACGCGTCCAGCGGGATGTTTCTAAACACCCAATCTTCGCCGTTCCACTCGGCAATCGTGTCTGACCATGTGTTCATATCGTTTCTCCTTAGTAGTTAAAGCTGACACGTAGACGAACCGCATACTCACGCTTGGTCAAGCGTTTGACACGGGCTGACTGGGATGCACATCCACAGCAGTCGTACTCGTGAGAGCACCCGCTGTGCGACAGCGTTGAGCGAATGGCTTGGCTCAGGTCTTGGGACTTGAGCGTGGGAGGGGCGACTACCCTGAACAGGTACGTGCCGCCATCGTCGTAGCCTGCGGGTGCTACGCTGCGGGTGAGGCCAAGCTGCTTGACCTCGCCGACGAAGGACTCCTCGTCGAGGTGGCGGTAGGCGTCTACGTACCTGTGGGTCAGGCGTTGGTAGATGTTAATGGTGTGCATGGTGGTTTCTCCTTGGGTTGGTGGGACACGTGTCCCGGTTGGTGGTTAGCGTGCGCCTGTGGTGCGGCGTTGTTGGGTGTGTGTTCTAAGTGTGTAGAACTTCCAGTTGTAGGCGTCTAGCTCGTCTTGCTCTCGTGCTCGGCGCAGTTGTTCTTTGCGCTCGAAGTTGGCTTGGGTGGCCATCTCGTCGCGCAGTTTGCGCAGCTTTGCGAGTTCGGTTTCGCGGATGTGGGTGAGTTTTAGCATGGTTTTTCTCCAATATGCCCTGAAACGGCAGGGCAAAGACCGAATTATGTTAAGTTTCTTGCCAAATAGTCAGGCTTGTGACTGTGCTGCCAAGCATTTTGCCAAGCGCAAAGCCTTGCTGCGTATGGGTTTGCGTGTATATCAGGCAGGTATCCATAGGTAAAGGTACTAACACAAGGTAGGGCGGTACGTAATAAGTGCGTAGAAAAGGGAAAGGCAGAAAGTCTATACACATTTTACATACATCTTATCTTTTTAAGTTAAGAATATATATAGATAGATGGATGATATGTTGGTAACGCTTTATTTGGCGAGGGTTTGCGCTTGGCAAAAGCTTGGCAGTTGCGGTTGCGAGCTTGACTATTTGGTAAACGCAGAATTCTACACACTTGTGACATACACAGGTGGGACACGTGTCTCAGTTGCCCTCAATACTGGGCGCATCGGTGCAGATACACACGATGCGCTCGAAGCGCGGGGAGCCTTCTAGTGTGTGGACAACTACGTTCTTGCCGGTGTGGGTGTAGCTCTCAACGCGCATGGGCTTGCCATGCACCGCGATGATTTGCCCAATGGTGTAGTGGGCTTTGGGTATGAACGCGAATTTCATTTTTACTCTCCTAGGTGGGACACGTGTCCCAGTTGATAAAAGCTATCGGCAGGGCTAAACCGATAGTTGATAGCGTGTGCCTATTGGTTTTGGGTTTCCGATAGACACAAAACGAAACACCGGCCAGACCTGCTGTCTGTACCGGCGCGGGAATCAGGTGGGACACGTGTCCCGCTTACTTGAGTGCCGCTTTGACAGCGGCGATGGTCGCATTGAGCACCTTGGTTTCCATTTCAATGAGTAGCGCGGCTATCTGCTTGACCAATGCCTTGTTGACCTTGACCTTGGCGCTCTCAGTACCCACGATGGACTTGATGATTCGGTTAGCGCGCCGCTTGGATGTGCCTGCCTCCTTCGCCCATGTGCCATCGGTGTACTCGCCCTTCTTGGCAAGGCACTCGCAGACATGCGCCTTGACTATCTCTCTGTCCGAATCACCGAACAACTCTTGCAGTTTGATTACCAGCACCTTGTAACGCGCCTTCTCGCTGTCGAGCTTGCCAAGCGCACCAGCGGCAGAACGGATAGCGACATTGATTTCAGTAGTGTTGAGTTTCATTTGATTTCTCCTAGAGGTGGGACACGTGTCCCAGTTAGTCGCACGGCAGAGCCATTCCCCACCGCATCGACAACCAAATTTTACTCGAAGGGGTATTTTTGACCCCTTTCTGTGGTATAAGGCGACCCCCACCATACCCCCACCCAACCTTATTAGCCGGGCAATGCTACGTTGCCATAAACACTGTTTCTCAGCCGCAAAGCCATTTTTCAAATAACACCCCCCTATCTCCCAAAATCACCCCAGCCCCAAAAATTATAAAAATCCCAAAGACTACCTTGTCTAAAGTTAGACAACACCAAACGAAAAAAAAACCCTTGGCGCAAACCAAGGGTTTAAAAATGAGCCGTCAAGCCCACTCAAGGAGAAGCAAATGCGCAAACTTGCACAGTTACCGGAACTGAGTATATACTGCCCCCAACGAGGCTGCAAGGGCTTACGCATGTTTGACCACCTGATTGATTTTGAACCGGATGTTTTTAACAACAGTCCGAAAGAAGTACTGGACACCGATGGGGTGACGCCAGCGCAAGCGCTTGACGCCAAAATTAAAACCAAGGACTGGTTGGCAGAACTGGGTGCGCTAGATTCAGACACCATAATTACCAAGCTAGACCAAGACGCAGCGCGTTCCACGTTCGCCAACCTCATTACCAACGCCCCAGCGCAAATTACCCACACCTCCATCGCCGAAGTTAAAACGCCAGAGGCCGTACAACACATTGTGGGTATGCTGACCGCTTACGACTGGGAGTTTGTGCACCAAGCGCAGCAGCTACGGGGCTACGCGGTAGCCCAACTGGTGGAAGAAACCAAGAACCCCAGCGCCAGCATCCGGTTAAAAGCCCTTGGCCTACTAGGCAAAGTAACCGAGATTGGTCTGTTCACCGACAAAATTGAGGTGAAGAAAGAAGCCCTGACCGATACCGAGCTAGACCAGCGGATCAAAGACAAGCTGTCCAAGTTCATGGGCGTGGTAGATATACAAGAGATAACAGACGTGCATGACGCCTGAAAAAATTACTTCCCTGACAAAACCTGAGCTCGATGCGCTAATGCGGGCGCTGCCCAGCATGACAACCGCCGAGAAAATAGAGTTGTTTGCCGACTTGGAAGTAAGGGAGCGCCGCGCTACGCTCTTGGCAGCGCAGACTAATATACTAGGCTTTGCCAACTACGCTTATCCGGGGTTTAAAACCGGGCCGCACCACAGGAAGCTGGCTAAAATCTTTACCGACGTAATCGAGGGCAAGAAAAAGCGAGTGATTATCAACATCGCCCCGCGTATGGGTAAGTCTGAGTTCAGCAGTTACCTGTTCCCCGCCTATTTTCTTGGGCAGTTCCCCGAGAAAAAGATCATCATGGGCACGCACACGGCAGGTTTGTCCGAAGATTTTGGCCGTCGTGTGCGAAATTTGATCGACAGCGACGAGTACAGAGAGATTTTTCCCGGCACAAGGGTGGCCGACGACCAAAAAGCAGCGGGCAAGTGGTCAACCAGCGCTGGGGGCCAGTACTACGCAGCCGGTGTGGGCGGTGCGCTGGCCGGTAGGGGGGCTGATTTGTTCCTGATCGACGACCCGCACTCTGAGCAGGACGTAAAAGCCAACAGCCGCCTAGCATTTGACACCGCGTGGTCGTGGTTTCAGACCGGCCCCTTGCAGCGCCTGATGCCCGGTGGGGCGATCATCGTAATCATGACCCGTTGGTCGTTGCTTGACCTGACCGGACGCCTAATTACATACCAGACCAAGAACCCCGACTCGATACCTTGGGAAATCGTGGAGCTTCCAGCCATTTTGGGCGAGGATACCCCCGAGGAGAAGTCCCTTTGGCCCGAGCAGTGGCCCTTGGAGCAGTTAAAGGCGACAAAAGCGTCCATTGACCCCCGGTATTGGAACGCGCAGTACATGCAGCAGCCCAATGCGGAAACTTCGGCGGTGGTGCAGCGCAGGTTTTGGCGAACTTGGCTTAAAGATGACCCGCCCAAGTGCGAGTACGTCCTACAAAGCTGGGACACAGCCTTTGAGACCAAGAACAACTCCGACTACAGCGCCTGCACAACGTGGGGGGTGTTCTACAACGACGAAGAACGCGACGAGCCACAGGTAATCTTGCTGGACGCGTTCAAAGACCGGATGACTTTCCCTGAATTAAAGACCGTCGCGCTCAAACACTACAAGGAGTGGGAGCCCGATGCGTTCATTGTGGAGAAAAAGGCGGCGGGGGCTCCGCTGATCCAAGAACTCAGGCAGATGGGTATACCGGTGCAAGAGTTCAGCCCCAGCCGGGGCAACGACAAAGCCGTGCGTCTGAGCGCCGTAGCTGACCTGTTCTTCTCTGGTAAAGTCTGGGCTCCCGATACGCGCTGGGCACGGGAGGTAATCGAAGAGATTGCCGCTTTCCCTGTGGGAGAGAACGATGACTACGTGGACACGACCACCCAAGCCCTGTTGCGCTACCGCCAAGGCGGATTCATTCGGCTAGACAGTGATGAGAAAGACGAGCCCAAGATTTTTAGACGCAGACAAGCTGCTTATTACTAAGGACAGATCATGGCAACCAACGTAGACAAATCCCTGTATCAGCAACCAATGGGGATTGACTCGCTTGCAGAAGACGAAGAACCGCTTGAGATCGAGATCGTTGACCCCGAAGAAGTCAACATACACGCAGGGGGCTTGGACATTTCCATCCAACCCGGAGAAGACGAAGAAGGTTTTGGCGACAACCTAGCTGAGTACATGGACGATAACGTCCTCAGTAAGATAGCCGACGATTTGGAGTCTGACATTTCCAACGACCGCTCCAGCCGCAAGGACTGGGAGAAGGCGTACACCGAGGGTTTAAAGCTCTTGGGCCTCCAGTACGAGGAGCGCACCGAGCCGTGGGACGGGGCCAGCGGTGTGTTCCACCCCATGATTACCGAAGCCGTTGTGCGCTTCCAATCCGAAACAATTACCGAGATGTTCCCGGCCTCTGGCCCGGTGCGCACCAAGATCGTGGGCAAGGAAACGCCCGAGAAGAAACAAGCAGCGGTGCGGGTCGAGGAGGACATGAACTACGAGTTGACCGAAGTAATGCGCGACTTCCGGCCCGAGCAAGAACGCATGCTGTGGAGCCTACCGGCCACCGGCTCGGCGTTTAAAAAAGTCTACTTTGATCCCAACTTGAACCGACCCGTCTCCACGTTTATCCCCGCCGAGGACATGTTGCTGCCCTATGGCGCAACCGATTTGGACACTTGCTACCGCATCACGCACGTAATGCGCAAGACCAAGAACGAAATATTAAAACTGCAAAAAGCAGGGTTTTACTTGGACGTGGACTTGCCCGACCCCAATAAGGAGTCCACCAACATCCAAAAAGCCAAGGACAAGGAAACCGGGTTTACAGATTTGAACGACGACCGGTACACGCTGTATGAGTGCCATGTGGACTTGGACTTGAGCGAGTACGACGACAAGGCTGAAGAAGACAGCGAAGACGACACAGACAGCACGGACGAAGAAGAGGGTATTGCCCTACCGTACGTAGTCACCATGATTAAGGGCGACAACACGGTGCTGTCCATCCGCCGTAACTGGCTGGAAGATGACAAGCTAAAACTAAAGCGCCAGCACTTTGTACACTACCAGTACATCCCCGGCTTTGGTGCGTACGGCTTTGGCCTGTTCCATTTGATCGGCGGGTTTGCCAAGTCGGCGACATCCTTGATGCGCCAGTTAATAGATGCTGGCACGTTATCCAACTTGCCCGGTGGCCTTAAAGCGCGTGGTCTGCGGATCAAAGGCGACGATACCCCCATCTCCCCCGGCGAGTGGCGCGATGTGGACATTGGCTCGGGAGCGCTGCGCGACAACATCATGCCGCTGCCCTACAAGGAGCCAAGTCAGGTTCTGGCTGCGCTGTTAGATAAGGTCGTCCAAGAGGGGCGCAACTTTGCGTCCACGGCGGATATGAAGGCAAGCGACATGTCGTCCAACGCCCCGGTGGGCACTACGCTGGCAATTCTTGAGCGTAGTTTGAAGGTGATGACGGCGGTTCAGGCGAGATTGCACTACTCGTTCAAACAAGAACTGCGGCTTTTGTCTACGATTATTCGGGACTACACGGACGCGGACTACGACTACACGCCAGAAGAAGGCGCTAAAAAAGCCAAGAAAAAAGACTACGACCATGTGGACGTGATCCCGGTCAGCGACCCCAACGCGGCTACCTTGAGTCAGCGGGTTGTGCAGTACCAAGCGGTCATGCAGATGGCCCAGTCTGCGCCGGACATTTACAACATGCCTCAGTTGCACCGCAACATGCTGGAGATTTTGGGAATAAAGAACGCCTCCAAACTTGTGCCGCTGCCAGAAGACATGAAGCCTGTCGATCCGGTCAGGGAGAACATGGCAATTCTCAAGATGGAGCCAGTCAAGGCGTTCCTAAACCAAGACCACCAGTCGCACATGACCGTGCACATGGCCCTGACCCAAGACCCAGTAATGATGCAGGCCATCGGGCAAAATCCCAATGCACAAGCAATAGGAGCAGCGCTCATGGCGCACGTAGCCGAGCACGCTGGGTTCCTGTACCGCAAACAGATTGAAGAGCAACTGGGTATGTCTTTGCCCAAGGACGATGAGCAGCTTGCCCCGGAGATTGAGCAGGCGTTGTCCCAGATGCTTGCCCAAGCAGCCCAGCAGTCGTTGCAGATTAACCAGCAAAAGCAAGCCCAGCAACAGTCGCAGCAGCAAGCCCAAGACCCGTTGGTGCAGATGCAGCAGCAAGAATTGCAACTCAAGCAAGGTGAGTTGCAGATCAAGCAAGGCGAGTTGCAGCTTAAAACCCAGCTTGAGCAGGCACGTTTACAACTCGATCAGGCACGTTTGCAGATGGAGCAGCAGGTCAAGCAAGGCGAGATGAAGATTGACGCATCCCGTCTGGCAATTGATGCCGCAGCAAAACAAGACGCCAACCAGCTTAAACAAAGCGAGTTGGCAGCAAACATGCAACTCAAAGGTATGCAAATGGGTGCGCAGATTAAACAAAGTCAGGAAAAACAAACCTTTGAACAAGAGCACTCCGGCATAAAACTTGGCGCGCAAATGGCTAAAGACAAACAGCAGCAAAAGCTCGAAGCGATGCAAGCAATGACAAATTTAACAAAGCAAAATTCACAGGAAAGTAAATTATGATCCAAGACTTCGCACGCGTATTGCGCGAACAAATACGCACGGACATGAACAACTATGCGGACGATATGGCTGGTGGGGCCTGTCGTACGTTTGACGAGTACCAAAAACTTTGCGGCGTTATTCAGGGCCTAGCTACCGCAGAGTCCTACCTTTTGGCCCTGCTAAAGAAAGCTGAAACCTCAGATGAATAGTATTGATCTGTCCCCCGGTGCTTTTGCACTGCCTGAACCCATCCAGCCAATGGATGCGCCTGAACCCGAGGCTACCGCCGAGGAAAAAGCCACGCAACTGCCTACCCCCCAAGGGTGGAAAATTTTGTGTGCCGTGCCTGATGTGTCTGAAAAGTATGACGGCACAGAGTTGGATTTAGTTAAACCAACTTCGCTAGTGCGCCAAGAAGAGCATGCAACCACTGTGTTGTTTGTTGTGAAAGTTGGTGCGGATGCATACGCCGACAAAGCCAAGTTCCCCACAGGAGCATGGTGCAGTCCGGGCGACTTTGTGCTGGTACGTACGTACTCCGGTACGCGTTTCAAAATTTTTGGCAAAGAGTTCCGTCTCATCAACGACGACCAAGTTGATGCTGTTGTGCAAGACCCACGCGGATTAAGCCGCGCTTAAAGGAATTAATATGGCTGATGAATTTAAATTTCCTGACGAACAGGAAGACAGTATCCAAGTAAATATTTCCGAGAGAGACGACGATATTGAAATAGATGTCATAGACGATACCCCTGAACGTGACCGGGGCCGCAAGCCTTTGGATCGGGAAGTGGCTGACCCTACGGACGACGAGATCGAGTCATACTCGGACAAAGTAAAGAACCGCATTAAAGAGCTTACCCACGCCCGCCACGACGAGCGCCGGGTCAAAGAAGCCGTTTTGCGGGAGCGAGAAGAGCTTGAAAAGTTTGCCCACAACTTACTTAACGAGAACCGCCAGCTTAAAGGCTACGCGGAAAATGGGGCTCGAAACCTAGCCGTTTCGTCGCTTGGCGCGGCGGAAGTGGAGATGGAAAAAGCCCGCCGCCAGTTTAAAGAAGCGCAAGAAGCCTTTGACACTGATGCTATTATTGCGGCGCAGGAAGCCATGACGGACGCCAAATTTCGTCTGGAGGCAGCAAAAAATTATCGCCCACCCTCTTTACAAACTATCAGCGATAGTGTACAAACGCAACAACCCGCACCCAAACAGGTGCAGCCCGACGAAAAAGCACTGCGCTGGCAGGCAAAAAACCAGTGGTTCGGCGCTGATGGGTTTGAAGAAGTTACCAGCTACTCACTAGGGCTGCACCAAAAGCTAGTTAACTCGGGGATTGATCCCCGCATGGATGATTACTACGAGCAAATTGATGCTCGCATACGAGGTAAATTTCCCGAAGTTTTCGGGCGAAGCCAAAATGAAGGTCGCCGACCTGCATCCGTGGTAGCTCCTTCGACTCGTTCGTCTGGAGTAAGAAAAGTCGAAATTACTAGGACAGCGGCAGCGCTGGCTAAGAAGTTCGGTTTAACCCCGCAGCAATATGCTGTTCAAGTAGCAAAGTTGGAGGCCCAAAATGGCAACGCGTGATCCCCGTGATATTTCTACCCGCGATAAATCTGTTCGCTATGTTTATAAACCGTCGAGTTCTTTGCCCGATCCTACTCCTGAACCCGGATACACATATCGCTGGATAGCGACTGCGGTACACGGCAATGCAGAAGTAATGCGCCCAAACGTGTCACGCAAACTGCGTGATGGGTATGAGCCGGTAAAGGCAGAAGACCATCCAGAGCTTATGATTCTTGGTAATGAAAAGTCAGGTAATGTTGAAATTGGTGGACTCATGCTTTGCAAGATTCCTACCGAGAAGGCAGAAGCCATGGCTGAGTATTTCAATGGTCAGGCTCAAAACCAGATGGACTCGGTGGACAATAGCTTTTTGCGACAAAATGACCCCCGCATGCCGTTATTTGCAGACCGCAAGTCTTCAGTATCACGCGGCGGATTTGGTAATGGCGTTAAATAATTAGGAGTCCTTTATGGCTTACCCTGTTGTATCAGCACCTTATGGGCTGTTGCCGCAGAACCTAATTGGCGGTCAAGTATTTGCGGGTTCTACTCGTATGTACAACATCCAATATGGCTATGCGACCAACATCTTCTATGGTGACTTTGTTGTTCTATCTCGTGGCTTTGCCACACGCGCCTCAGTTGCTGCTGGCTCTAGTCTAAACCAGACCGTCGGTATTTTCTTAGGTTGCACTTACACCAACCCCACGACTAAGCAAAAGTTGTTCTCTCAATATTGGCCCGCAAGCACCGCAGCAGGTGATTGCCAAGCCTATGTTTATGATGACCCCGATGCTATCTTCAAAGCGGTTGTTTGTAATACCGGTACTACCGTTGCTTCTGGCGCTATGTCGATGATTGGCACTAACCTGTCAGCTATCAACAATACCGGCAGCACCAACACCGGCAATTCTGCCAATGCTGTTTTGGCTCCTTCGGCTACTCCTGTTACCACTACCCTGCCTTTGCGCATGGTTGGTTTGGTTATGGAAACCGCAGTTGCTTTGGGTACTGCTACTTTTAGTGCGGGTACTACTACCCTGACCGTGAGTGCGCTGCCTTTTGCGTTGCCAGTTGGTACGGACGTTTCTGTGTTGACCACTAGTGGTCAAGTTGCACAGACAGGTTCTTTTGTAAAAACCGCTGCTGCCGCCGGGGACACTTCTGTTGTTCTTGACCAAGCTGCCACTTTTACGTTGAACTCTGGTGTTTACACATCGACCGTTGTCTTCACCCAGTATCCCGAAATCTTGGTTAAATTGAACCAAGGTCTCCACGGTTACTACTCTGCCACTGGCGCATAAGGAGCTAAATCATGGCTATTTCACGCGCACAACTGCTCAAAGAACTGCTTCCCGGCCTAAACGCTTTGTTTGGTTTGGAGTACAGTCGCTACGGCGAAGAGCACAAGGAACTCTACGAAACCGAGAAATCGGAGCGTAGCTTTGAAGAAGAAACCAAGCTGTCCGGCTTTAGTGCTGCACCAGTGAAGAACGAGGGCTCGGCCATTGCTTATGACAATGCGCAAGAAGCGTTCACCGCTCGGTACAACCACGAGACCATTGCACTTGGCTTCTCCATCACGGAAGAGGCTGTGGAAGATAACTTGTACGACTCCCTGTCGGCTCGTTACACCAAGGCTTTGGCCCGCGCTATGGCGTACACCAAGCAAGTTAAGGCTGCATCGGTTATCAACAACGGTTTCTCTGCCAACTACATTGGCGGCGATGGCGTTTCGTTGTTTAGCACGGCGCACCCGCTTGTTAACGGTGGAACCAACAGCAACCGTCCGTCTACCAATGCCGACCTGAACGAGACTTCGTTGGAAAACGCAGTTATCCAGATCGCAGCTTGGACAGACGAGCGTGGCCTGCTGATTGCAGCCAAGCCCAAGAAGCTGATTATTCCGCCTGCTCTGATGTTCGTTGCTACCCGTCTGTTGGAAACCAGCCTGCGTGTTGGCACTACCGACAACGATATCAATGCGCTGAAGACCAACGGTTCGATCCCTGAAGGTTACACCGTTAACCACTTCTTGACCGACACGAACGGCTGGTATTTGACCACCGACGTTCCTAACGGCCTGAAGCACTTCGAACGTACCGCGCTGACCAACAGCATGGACGGCGACTTTGATACCGGCAACGTCCGTTATAAGGCCCGCGAGCGTTACAGCTTCGGCTGGTCTGATCCTCTGGGTGTGTTCGGTTCGCCGGGCTCGTCCTAATCGGATTCAGTAAGGTAGAGGTGACTGGCCTGCCACTAGGGCTCCTTCGGGAGCCCTTTTTATTTGCACAACCCTAAAAACCGTGATATATTGCAGCTAACCCGGGTTTTCCGGTGCATCAAACTGTCCCGGCAGACGACATACCGATTGATGCACTTCACTTGTATGTAAGGAATTATCATGGGATTCGCAACTCACCTTGGCCCTTGGCTGCTTGGCACGGTCAAAAACACCACCGGTACTACCGCTGGAACCCTCCAAAACACGGGTACTACCCTAGTCTCCCAGACTGAAAAAGTAGTTTATAACGGCGCTGTAGCCGCAGCCGCTGTTACCACATCTCTGTTCACAATCCCTGCTGGCGCACAAATCGTCAATATTTTTATTGATACCTTGGTAGCATTTACTGGTTCTACCGCAGCCAACGTAGTGGTTGGTACTTCAGCTACTACCAATTTGTTTTGGGCGTCTTCGGACATTACTGCCCAAGGTCGTTTGGCTAACACTAACGCCGCCGCTAAGTTGGTTAATTGGGCAGGCGCAACAAGCACGGCATCCCCTAACGGTATTGGCGTTGGCCCCACGGACGTTACTATTCAAGCAGTACTAACCCCTACCGTTGCTGATGTAACCGCAGGCACCGTGCAATACACCGTTGTGTACGCTGTTGCAAACTCTGACGGTTCGCAAGTTCCTGCTCCTAGCCAACAATAATTAATCTCAGGGGCTTCGGCCCCTGCTTTACAGGAGATTAGTTATGCAACAAACTGATGTAAAAAGTGCGCACTTGAGCACAGCAGGTTCTTACTACGTTGGGCGGGCGCGACTCAAAGGTTTTGTGGTTAGTCCTAAAGCAAGCACAGCCGCAACATTTGAAATTAGAGATGGTAGTTCTACTGCCGCTGTTCTTTATACAATGGATATAGCAAGCCTTGGAACCCCAAATACGGTTAGCATATTTGTTCCCGGTGAGGGCATCTTGGCTTCTACAGGGCTATATCTCACACTTAGCGTTGGTTCCGTAACAGGTATCACAATATTCTATGGCTAAGAAAAAAGGCCCGGTTCTTTCGGTCGGTCGTGGCGAGAAGCTACCCGTCTCCAAAGGGGCGGGCTTGACTGCCAAAGGCCGCGCTAAGTACAACGCAGCTACAGGTAGTAATCTGAAGGCTCCCCAGCCTCAAGGTGGCGCACGCAAGAACTCGTTCTGCGCCCGTATGTCGGGTATGCCGGGGCCGATGAAAGACGAAAAAGGTAAGCCTACTCGCAAGGCGGCTTCTTTAGCAAGATGGAAATGCTGATATGGAAGACGCAATACAAACTGCCCGTGAACTAGCTACCCATGCTTCTGACATTGCGCACTTGCAATCAGACATGGACAAGATGGCTGCGGACATAGATGAGATTAAAAAAATGCTGACCAGCATTAACACTACGCTGGCTGAAGCCAAAGGCGGCTGGAAAATGTTGCTTGCAGTTGGCGGTTTTGCTGGGGTTATTGGCGCGGGGGTTATGCAAGTACTCCATTGGTGGAATAAATAATGCCATCAACTAGCGCAAAGCAACACAAATTCATGGAAGCGATAGCGCACTCGCCGTCGTTTGCCAAGAAGGTAGGGGTTCCGCAGTCCGTGGGACAAGATTTCAGCAAAGCCGATAAAGGCAAAACTTTTAAACAAGGTGGTAGTATGGCTACAAAAGGTGTGAACCCCTTTGCAAAATTCGAAAAGTCCGGCAAGGACGTAGAGAAAAAAGGCATGGGTAAAGAAGGCTCCAAGAAAGAGGAAGCCTTTGACAAAACTCAAATGGGTATGAAGCGTGGCGGCGGCGTCAAGAAGATGGCTGCTGGCGGCTATACACGCGCTGCTGATGGTGTTGCCACAAAAGGTAAAACCAAAGCAATGCAAGTCACAATGAAAAAGGGCGGTATGGCCCGTGGTCGTTAAGGAGTAAATCATGGCTACACAAATTGATCCCCGCGTTATGGCAGCAATGATGGCACGTAAGCGTGCTTCTATGGGCGGTGCGCCTGCAATGGCTCCCCGTATGCCCCCCGGCGGTATGCCCCCCGGTGCTGCTCCCGGCATGAAAAAAGGCGGCATGACCAAGATGTCTTCTGGCGGTTCGGCATCCAGCCGAGCAGACGGCATTGC